GAAGTGTGTTTGTGTAGATAGAGTCAGAAGCGCGAGCAACAAAGCCTGCCATTTCTGCGCCATCCCAAGGTAGTGTGATTGCTGTTGCATCTGCTGATGCGCCTGTCTGCAATGCTGTGCGTACTGCAACATTTGTAGCCTTGGCGTATGCCTGAGCCATAAGTGTTTGCAATTCTGCGAAGAATGCAGGTGATGTACGATCAAGAACTTCTACATCGAATAATTGCATCCCTGCAAACTTCTGCACTGTTACATCTAAGTAATCGATTGTTGTTTCTGTATCTGAGAAAGCGGCGCCTTCTCCTGCTACTGCAACTGTTGGCAATGCAGTTACGCGAGGGATCTGGAATTTAAATCCTGCGTCAGGTAGTGCCCCTGCTGAGATTGCATCGATTGATGGACGGCCTGCTGTTGAGAGATTGTTAATAATCTCTGTTAGCTGACGAGTAGGCACTAAACCTGCTACGTCTGTTGTTGTTACATCTGATGCTGCAAGTAGGTACTGACGAGCTGACTCATCACCTAGTTGTGCGCGAACTGAGTTCTCCAAGAATGAAGCCTCTGAAAGGTTCAAGCGTGGACGGACATTTGTTACTGTTTGAACAGTTGGGCGAGCAGCTTCAACTGCGGCAGCCTCAACTGGTGTTGCTTCGACTGCTGGAGTGGTTGTATCCACGGTGGCTGTCTCGCTTTCTGTTGGTTGGATTGTTTCTTCTACAACTGATTCTTCAGCTGCAATATCAGTAACCTGAGCGGACTTAAATGCTGGCTCTGTCACTAAACTTACTTCTTTAAGGATTGCAGCGGATACATAAGTCACGCCGTCCTTGATCTTTGATTTGATGATCTCTGCGCCAATTGACAGACCAGATTGCAGGCCTTCTTCAGCCAGAATTAAAGCTTCTGTACCTCGTGCGGATCGACTGATAGAAAATACAGCATCGATAGAATCTGCTGACTCGCTAAAGGCTACTGCGCGACCAATAGGCTTCTTAGAATCGTGCTGATTTAATAATTTAATGCTCTTAGGATCTTCGATGTTGATCGACCCAGACTCAAAGATAACTTTGCCCATATTAGTAAAGCCTGCCTCAACATTAAGAGGCACAATCTTTCCGGAGATCGTGCGGCTTTGTGAGTCGGCTGTTAGATCAGCTGAGAAGGTAATTACTTGGTTCATACTAAACCTGCGCTTCCGTTAGGAGTTATGTCAGTCATTGACATGGCTTGCTCTACTGTGATGAGTTGTAGCTGTAGCAACTTCTCAATGACTGCCAATTCTTGTAGTGGTTCCGTGCGTAAGAAATTCTTATCAACATCAAATTTGACATAGTTACCGCGAGCCGTAATGTCATCCATAGATAAGCGATCCTCGATGGCTGTGATAAATGGCTGCAAGGTAAGTGCAACAAACTGCTTACGAGAGTCCAAGATGTTTGAGTAAGTCATGGAATTATTGCGATCTGCTGAAAGGTAGAAGGCATCGACATTACATAGTCTGGAGATTTCCGTTGCTAATCCTTCAATGGCATCTTGATACATCATGTCTTTGGGTGAGAATGATGCGGCTGTGTATTCCAAAGTAGATGTTAAATAAGCAGTAGCTCGATTACGGCGAGCATTAGCCCAAGCCGCCAATAAACCTTGAACTTCTTTAGGATCTAAATCCGCGCCAGTATTCTTAATAAATCCTGCAGCCATGGGAGTAGAAGCTGCAACCTTTGCGGCTAGTTGAACATCTATAGCAGCGCGGATAGTTGTAGCACCACGAGTTAAGATACCGTCTGGATCTAATCCTTGAAATGTAACTAATGATCCAAGGCCACTATCAGGTGTGCGAATACCATCTATCATGTAATACTCAACATAGGATGCTTGACGATCTAGTTGCTGGCTTATTCTTAGATTACTTACCCACTCAAAACGAGCAGGTCGCGCATCTTCTTGATAGACCTCGGTTACTCGCCAGTATGCAACGCCCCAAAAGATCATCGAATCAACAGTCGCTGAAATAGTTACTGATCTAGGTTGTGAGATAGATGGTTGCTCCATCCAGCGAGGCTTGCCTAATTCTTCACCAGTTGATGTGCGATAAAGCTCTAATGGAATTGCGCCGATAGTGCCCTTGATTAATGAAACGCATCGTGCCACTGAAGGTACTGAGATAGCCTCTGATCGCGAAACTAAGGTATAAAGGGGAAGCGGCATGCCATAGTAAGTGTCTTGCATAACTTGTGGTGTTGCTTGTGCCACAAGTGATGCTTGCTTATCTAGGCCACGCGAAAAGATACCCATAGACATAAATGATAGCATATGTCAAGTATTTTACATACTCCTACCAATGTGTCTAAGCATAAATCATAGGTTTAGGTACTGGCAGCATCAACTTGGACACAACCATTGCCAAGCCAATAGGTGCTGAGATATCGCCTGCTGACTTTCGCTTGATAATACGCCAAGCGGAGTCATTAACCTTAGCTGCGCAGTTATTCATCTGCTGGATTAACTCGGCTTGGCCGTTATGAACTACTCGATGATTAACCAAGCCTTCTAGGAGATCGCCACAGGCTTTGTAGAATTGCTGGCCTGATACATCCTCGACCATAACACCGCTGTTGGAAAGTCGATCAGCGATCGTTTGGGTGGCGTACTTGTCAAAGCAGACTAAGCGAGGCTTGTAAATGTCTGCCCAGCCTTTAATAGATGCCGCCATCTTAAGTTCATCGATAGCTACCTGAGAGCTGTATGTCTCCAAGATTCCGATGCCAATCCGCCCATCTGGGAGTAATTGTCCTGCGACCAATGATCCGTTCCGCCGTGACGGACTGACATCAAAACCAAATACAGTATACGCGCCTGGAGCCATTTCTAGCGTGCTTTCGCTCGTATCTTCAAGGATTCCATGCGGCCAAGGACTTGACAAAGAGTCAATCCACTGGCATAGCGTTTCGGTGCGTGTATTTTCTATTGGGGAAGTTGCTATAGCTTCTTCAATAGCTTCTTGCGTAATTGTGTACCCCAAAGAAGGATTAGCCATTGCCCAGGCATTGCGATCTTCTATCTTGCAGTATTGGGGAGCCGAATACTCATAAAAGCCAAATGTTTTAGGTGGAAAACTTATTGCTCGTTCTCTGAGATCATTAAGAACGGTACTGAAAGCGTCTCCCGCATTTGAGGTAAGAAGCGTGTGAGAATTTGAATGCGCTCTAGTTGTTGGAGTCGCAGCTCGAAAGCCTTCTTCTGATATTTCTCTGACTTCATCGATGAATAGGAGTCCATTAACAGTTCGGCCTCTAGAGCCGTCTCTAGTTGCTGCAACAACATCAAGCCTTGCTCCAGATAACATTTCAATTGATTCAGTTCCGTTTGCGTATCTGATCTGTTTGACAAATCCTTTGAGATGGTCATTATTCTCCAATACTGTACTTACTTGTCGAAAGGTGTCTAATGCCATCGATCTATTCGATGACATGATTAGGACATTAGTTTCCCACTTCAATAAGTGAGCAAGAATGAGCATACGCGCTAAATGCGTCTTCCCATTCTGTCTAGCTATAAGCAATAGGTTTGTTTTACGCACCCAGTTGCCTTTCTTGTCAATCGTGAGCATGTCTTTTAACACATACTCTTGCCAAGGCAATAAAGGCATCTTAATAATCTCACATAGATCCTTGACATCTTGCAGTTTGTTTTTACCAGTGATAGGCGCGTTTTGAAGCCTTGGTTTAGTTGCCCCTCGTATGGCTTGGGGCTTTTTGGGCTTAGTTGTCATTGAGTCGGATTAGGTCGGGTAGTAAACGGACTGTCCAGCATTGTCTCTGACTGTATTGGAGAGAGATTGTCAATAAAGACAGGGGGGGCAGACTTCATTCTTAGAAAACTCTCTTGTGAGCGTGAGCCTTTGAGTCCATTACACCTTGCACACGCAGCTACAAGGTTCTCTAAGTCATGAGTACCACCGTCTACGCGAGGTATTATGTGATCAACTTGCGTTGCTGGCTCTGAGCAATACATACATTCATAATTATCTCGTCGTAATACTCTTAACCGTTGAGCCTTCCATTGCCTTGTGCGCAGTTCTCTTTTACCGCTTAAACCTCTGGCCATGAATATACCTACAATCACTGGATGATCTATTGGCAATCTAGTCGATTGACCTTTAGTTATTGGTTCATTAAGCTTTACTTTAATCTTTAATAATCTACCTCTTTTATCATTGGCTTTCATACTTATTCGATACATGGATGCAACTCGGCCAACACCGTTGTACGTAAGTCCTAACTCATTTGATATCCAAGCTTTGCCCTTGTGTGCATTGGCTAACATAAAGGCCTTTCGTTCTTCATGATTAATTATCATCAGTGCCAGTTCTTCTTTCTAAAGTGATCTAAGGCTACACATGGTGTGCCATACCTATGCTCTATATATGATAAGCCCCAATCTATCTGCTTATAGCCATCTACCCTGCTTAGATACTCACTGCGCCCTTGAGGTATTCCATAGTGTGATCCATTAGCTGCATCTGGATTCCATGCAGACTCTTTACCATATAAGTAATTAAGGCATCTGAACTGCAGCTGATTATGATTAAGTGATTGTAAAGCATATTCTCTAAATGAAATGGAGAGCCGTTTTGTTATCAGCTCTTTAGATCCTGCATCAGGCATAATGCATAGCAGTGTCCCAATAGCAACTGCTAGCACCCCGCGACCTACCCGCACCAGCGGGTCGCGGTGAGCCCCTGGAGGGCTCTGCTTGCAAAGCGTACCAGCGCTGTCAAATCCATTTGTATAAGTGCAGGTCAGCACGGCGTGTTGGATTTGTTGGGTATGCATGTTAAACACTTCTTTATTATGTATGAGCCACAGCTAGAGCATCTCTCGATGTCTGCCTCTGTAGGCTCTTTGTCTAGATGACCGTATTTTAATATGAGTAGCGGCAATAGATCAGCCAAACGGATAATGCAGGCATATTCAGCTGCATCTTCTCCTTGCCCGTTTAGCCTAATGACTCCAAATCCCAATTCCCCCGAAGTGGATGTCCGAGTCTTTAATTGCTTCAAGTACGCTAAAGGTTGAAATCCTGCCCTTGCTTTGACTTCAACATCGAAGGGTACATTCACAATATCCTTGCCGCTACCCCTTCCCACACATGCGCCTTGCCATACAGTCGATAGGTACTGTGCGACTACACGCTCTGTGCGAAAACCTCTGTGCTTTCTTGCTTGACTAGCCATTTAAGCTGCACTGCTCACATATTGGTACATCGGTGATTACCATATTAACTATCAGATCTTTACGCTTGCAGATAGTACACATAACCGTTGCAAGAATTAGCGGTTGCCATTGCCCATCGATAAAAGCATCTACATATCCCATTACTAAGCCTCACCCTTTGCTATTTTGGCACATTCATAAGCTGCTTTTTGCATAGTTTTCTCTTGAGTCTTTGCATAAACATCTATATCTTTAGCTATGCGTTCTCGCCAGTAACCTTCAGTAAATTGTATAATTCCTACGCCAGCCTCCAAATCATTTAGTTTCATACTCTCACCTTCTGTGGTTTCCAAGTGCCATCGCTGGCTAATTCATACCAAAGCGTTGCACACGACATGTTCTTTTCTGTATAGCCTGAGCACATATAACCGCCCCATGCTCGACCATTCTTGTTGCCATCTTTCCAATTCATAGGCCCGTGATTACAGTCTGGGATTATTTTCGCAGTACCTAAAATGTCTGCCACAAGATTAACTGCAGTATCGATCGTTGCTGGTGCATCTACTTTACGCAGCTGCTCATCTTGCTCACCAAAAGGTGTAGTCCAGTAATCTTTCTCAGCTTCCACTTTAGGTGCTACAACCTCTGACTTGATTAACACTAAAGGTGTTAGGTTACCTTTTGCAACCTTTTGCATCTCTTCTTGGCTTGGTCGCTTACCCTTAGTAGCGTAACCTGCATTTGCAAGTGCTCGGCCAATAGCCGAAGTCTCGCAGTTCTCCAGTGCAGAAGTCTGATTAACACCGCGACTAGAAACCGTCTCTTCAGCGTATCCTGTTGCCCACGCGATACTCTCACTGCTAGATTTAAAGATATAGGCCTTAACAATGTATCTAGTTGCCTCAACAACTTCCAGCTCCGTCGATATGCGAAAATCTGGATAGTCTTTAATAAACTTTTCAAGTCTTACCTCCACTGGCTCATAATCGGCTAAATTAAACATATAGTTCATCCTCCTCCGTTGCTAATTGACCTGCGATAGCTGCGTAACTGGCAAGGTCGATCCAGTTGTCAATGTGTTGTGCAGACTCATTAGTTCTGGCAAGTTTAACCAAGACCAAGATCCCTGCCACTTGGTAGTCGTGTATTGGTGTCTGTAGGTATGCACTAAGGAGCATAGCTGTGTGTTGCAGGTTATCTGCAGGGTGACCGTATGTAAGACCACGCTGGCGGATTGTGTCAGTGGCTGATTGTAGGATTTCATTAGCGCGCATTGCTTGCCACTCGCTGAGATGTCTTACCTACTACTAGACCTTCGCGCTTGCCTTCTTTGAAGCCTTTGACATAACCCATAAAAAACCATAAGAAGTTACCCAAAAGAAGTAGCACGATAACTGGAATTTCAAAGCTCATAATTTTCCCTATCTGCACCAACGCCCTCGGCTGGTTACAGGATTAGTCTCGCACGACTACCCGACTAATTACTACATATTAGATAACGAAACGGTAACGATTTATCTTGCTCGTCCGTAGATCTTGCCAGCCACAATAAATGTGCCGTTTTTTTCAATGTTAATAATGTCTACCTGTACCTTTTTACCATGCGTGTAGATGATGGCGAACGCTTGCTGCCAGTTCATCGACCCCTTCATGTAGTGCGCTTGCTTAGAGTCCATTAGGTTACCAACCTCGACACCATGTAAAACACGCCCTATACGGCCTCCTACGGCCTCTGTGAAGGCACTACGGCCTGC